CCACGTTCTACCGTTAGAGTATTCCCACTAATGCTCGTAATATAAAGCTGTTCAGAATCAATGAGAACGGTCTGAGCAGGAGATAAATCCCCTGCACTGACAACGCTTACAGATGTTGCGGTTGTAGATGATACTGCATCCACTGTAGTTTTCTGAGGGGTTGTGTCATTTGTATAACCCCAACTTCCGGCAATCGCCAGAGTTTGTTGTCCGCCATGGAATGATTTTGCGGTATCTTCATTTAACTTCAACTCAACTTTTGGAGTTGAGTTATAGGGCATCAACCAGTAATCATTATCATAACCCTCGGTCAACGCCTCAGATGCTGATCGATCTGTTGACTTGTATGAAGTTACGGATGAAGTTGATATCAGCCAAGCGTCTAGGACGACCGCACTAACATATGCACTACTTAACCCTATATTGGTGTTATTTGTCGTGTCTATGACGTTCTGGGGGCTATTACGGAGCGATCCAGAGCCGATATCATAGTACCGAGTTTCAGTACGGGGACCAAAAGACTGCATCCCGACAAAATTATCAATCAGACGGGATGATGCCTCGACAATTCTGGAAATGATTCCAGCATCGCTAGTCCAACTGGACGAGTAATTTGTCCCAGCCAGATAATCTCTTAAATTATCAGCCGATGCGTAAGTATGACGGGTAGCCATTTATTTATTTACCTGAGTTTTCTTTGCTTTATTTTTCGGGGCAGTTTTCATCTTCTCAAAATATTCAGCGTAGTCGGTAGCCTCTGCCAGAGGCATATCGTAGGCTTCGCCCTCAACGTACAGCGCACCTTTGAATGTGAATCCTTTAATACATCGAACCTTAATCATGTGTCACCTCTAAGAGCCAAGGGGGGATCGCAAGTACCCCCCAAGGCTCACTTATTTCTATCTATCTACAACCCCACTAACTAGCGGCGGCTCGGCACATCTTGAAAGCGGCGGCAAGGGTCAATTGACCGTCACCTCTTCTGCTCGCAAAAAAGCCAATCTGGTCATTTTCTTGGTAAAGAGAATCATTTCTCCGGATTGAAAACCCAGCCCTATCAAAAATCGCATATTGCTTGAGGTCACCAAAGAGAGCAATCCTCTCAGTAGCCGTAATAGTGGCTCCAAGACCGTGAGCCGAGTCGACCATTACGTTGGGTCGTCCAAGTATGAAATTGGCGGGAGCCTCTGTCAGACTAGAAATAGCGTGAACGCCTGCCGCTGTTGATGCGATACTCGTTATGAGTGCCGCAATTGCAGATTTCATTATCCAAGAGGCATTAGACCTGAACTGTTCCTCAAGTGTGAAGTAAATTCCCGTTAGGTCAGCGGCTACCACAGAAGTGGCATTTGCCATCGTGTAATCGGCAGGACTTGCGCCCATTATCCCGGCATATTGAGTCGTGCCGTTTCCGCTGATTATTCCCACGTCTTCAAATCTCCCCGCGGCTTCCTGGAATATCTGAGAAAGCATAGCAGGCAAGTTAATGGCGGAGTCGTCCAAAAGCTCTCGGGTGACCTTCACTAATCCGCCTGACTTCTCAAGACTAAACGCAATCTGCGATGCAACTGGAGTCTGGTCAGAATATGCCGCCTCCTCTGCAATCGCCGCCCAAGATGCCGATGCAAGTCCGGGAATATATCCGTCCTTACTGGCAACACGAATGACGTTACAGTACGGGCGTAATCGTCCACCTGGTACTCCTGGGTCATGCACAACCTGATTTATAAATTCTTCTGGCACGAAGAACCCGCCTTCAGCGTCGGTGTCTTCCTGCATGGCTTTCCGCTCATCAGGCGTAGCAGTCATCTGGAACTGCGCCTCAGATGGAGCCTTCATCCATTTGATAAAAGTATCTCTCTGGAATCTAGCCTCGTCCTTGACGTTATCCCCCATTTGCTCCTGCACCCACATTGGCTGTGCCATCGCTGGTAATCCCTTGACCCATGTTTGAGGCTTGTAGTTAGCCTTAATGTTCTGGGTTTTATCTTCAGGGTTGTATTTTTCAACATCCTTTGAGGCAATAGGCACAGTATTCACGGGCTTATTAAAATCCCCGCTTAATGCCTTTACTTTAAGCTGAGCCTCGTCTAGAGCGTCTGCCCTTTCCATCTCAGACTTTGCGTCCTCATAGGCTTTTTCTGCGCCTTCTACATTCCCCGCCTCAACTTCCTTACTTGCTGTTGCAAGTAACGTCGTTGCACGTTCTCGTATGTCGTTTATCGTACCCAATTTATTAAACCTCCAAGTCTAATATTTCCTCTTTGGCTTTTTGCGTTTCGGCATTTTTGCCTCCAAGGTTAGTTTTTCAATTTCGATTTTCGTCCTTAACAGATCGGATGTGTCAGGGGCAACCTCATCTGGGGTCGCATCTAAGGCATCAGATTCTATTTTTTCTTCGGTTTGTGATTTCGCCGAGATGGTCTGTGTTGATGGACTTGCTCCTCTGATAACCGCACTCACTTCCACCCAGTCCAATTCCTTAATTCTTCTGACTTGGCTTTTCCCCTCTCCCTCATGCGCCCATCCATCATCGGGAACATTAAAGCCAACAGACCATTCCCTTGTGAACTGTCCAGAAACATTGCTGAATGTTTCTCTGCCAGCCTGTGTGTCCATGTTCATTTTCATCAGGGTATAAAGACGATATTCATCATTCTCTATATGTACTGGTCGGGCTGATATAACCTTCCCGACCACCGTATGCTGATCGTGTCCTGACAAAACAGGAAGGGGAAGATTCTTGGCTATGGAGCCGTTAAAAGCGATGGGGTCAATTACATCCCCATCAGAATCCACAACTCCCATCGTATTCGTAAAAGCCTCTACAAGCCCCTGGGTATCATCGAGAGCCTTTGCCTCTGACGTAAAAACCTTGGTGATCATACTGTCACTCCTTCTTGTGGTACATAATTTCTTGGCATCGGAACCCAGCTAAGAGTTCCGTTTGGGTGATCTTGGATATTGTAGGCATCTTGTACCGTATAGACCTGACCATCCCTCTGGATGCAAGTTCTTCCATATGGATCGCCAGCAGGAACGTAATTATCATGGGGGTCACCGTCTACATCGTAGGCTCTGACGTACTCAAACCCCTGACGCTTAAACAGGTTACAGCTTGTCAGGTTCTGGGTTCTCATGATCTCAGTACGGGCGATCAATCTTGCCCGCTTGCGGCTTTCAACAATCAGGGACTGAATCCCTGCGAAATTATCTTTCGGAACACCTCTGGCAAGCATCTCAATGGAATACCCACGCTCAAAAGCGACATCCAACATGTGCTTAACGTGTTTTTGTGTAGTTGAGTGAATCATCTTAGCTTGCACTGGAGCCGTGGTCAGAACACTGGACACAACAGGATTCGCCTCTGCCCATTCAACCTTTCCAGCAATTGCCGACTCGTCAATAATTCCGTATGTCCTCTTGGTTACGTCTACAAACATTTGATATAACAGTTCACTTAGATTTCCCAACTCCGAATCAGGAACAAGATCGGACATTTGAAATGGAAATGGTTGCTGTTTTGTTTCCTCTGTCTCCCGACTTAAATTCCTACCGATAATTCCATCAATCCTGTTCTGTAATCTGGTGAAATAAGAGGCAATCTTTGGCTCCCACTTTTCTGCCAGCGTGTCACGGTCTTTATTAAGTTCCTCGCCAAGCATCCTTCCCCGACGTACAACGGGTTCCGCTTTTCCCTGGGATAGAATCCCGCTAAATCCCTCGGTGAGTATCTGTCCGACGCTGGGAGATGTTGATTCGACGATATTAGATGGCAACCTTCTTACGTCACCTTCCTCTAATGCGTCTTGCCCTACCATTTCCCTCGCCTCATTTAAGGTTAGGATGCCAGCCCCAAATAACTGGGTTGCCCTAGCATTAATGGATTCCTTGTCGTCTAAAAAGCCCCGCATTTCGGCAAAGTCAGCAGTTATTTCCTCTCCACTTTCAGGGGGAACCAGACAGTAGTTCAAGAACCTTATTACCCTTTTTATTAAAGGCTCCAAGGTTTCACTATGGAATGAGAATCTAGCCTCCCGATAATTGGAGAATGTTGATCGGGCTAATCCCACGTTGGCAGATATCAAAATTGGAGGAACTCCCAGAACTGCACAGATACGAGACTCTGTGTGATTATGGAGTTCGGTTAATGCCATATCACTTGGCGATGATGCCATCTGCTGATATTCCGCATCGTCATCCAATACCGCTACTTTGTGAAAGTTTGTTGCCCCTCCGAAACTGCTACGCCATCGGCTCCTGATTCTGTCCGCCTCCTCTTGGCTCGTCAACCTTCTTTTAACTTTCAACAGTCCAGATGGTACTCCAGCGTTCTGGAAATAAACCTTGGCAAAGTCCGTCATACTGGAATCAAGGTTTATGGTCTTGGCAAGAACATGGAGCGGGCTAAGACCGTAAAGGTCACCGTCAGGATT